GTGGAAGACCAAAGAATTGTTAAAATGGTGCTATTGTATGTAACTACAGAATCATACCGGCAGGTTGGGAAAGAAATGAATCTGTCCCCTGCGACGATATTGAAGTATGTAAAACCTTACCGGAAACTGATAGATGAAACTTGGTGCAGGTTATCTCAAGAAAAGGCACATAGAGAATACAAGAGATTAGCGAAAGACATACATCAAATCCTGTATGTGGACGAAAATGGTGTTCACGATAAGGATGAAAAAGACATTGAGGACATTACAGATACCATAAATTGAGGTGAACAAAACGCTGTGTTTTTAGCATTGTCCATATTTATAAGTAACGGGTGAAGAATGTTCTTGTAAGAACTATTAGAGAAAGTGAATGATTGATGTAAAAGCATTAGTAAATAAACTTGTTGATTGGCTGAAAGGCCTCTTTAAACTTACGTACTCCGAATATACTGACGAGCAACTTGCTCGTCAGCGGGTCTCCCAACTGATTGACTACTATAAGGGCAATCAACTTACCTATCTCAATAATGTCTTCACCAAACAATTTGACAATCCGGATGCCCTAAAAATGCAACCCGCGATGTCCAACATTGTGCGTTACATCACCGACACCTTATGCATGACCTTCAAGCACGGCGTAATTGTTACAGCACAAAATCCCAAAGACCAACAGTTTTACGATACGATGATAGACCAAGTGTCTCTTGACGCATTTGCAAAAACGTTGGAACAAACAACGTTCCTAACCAAAACAAGCTTCGTTAAGGTAACAGCGTTACTACAAGATAACAAGTTCAGCAAGATGAATTTGAGTATCATCACCCCGGAATATACCACAGTTGTACCGCAAGCACAGAATCCATTGGAGATTCAATCAATTGTTTATCCTAAGACAATAAGCCGCGTCAGCGACACGGATGGTGTATACGCATACTGGGATAATAGCTCGTTTCAATTATTTGATGAAAAAGGGGCGGAAGTATTTGTTGAGCAAAATGTATCCGGTAGCAATCCATACGGAATTGTCCCGGTGGTCGTTTTCAGAGAGAAAGTGCCTGTGGATTCAGACTTCTATCAGTGGCCCAGCGAAGAACTGATAACGGCGCAGGATAACCTTAATGTGTTACTCACCAGTCTCAACCAACTAATCAAGTTTCAGAGCTTTGCACAACCAGTATTAGTCAACCCACCCAAGAATATGAGTGGCAAAGTGGATGTAAAGATAGACCCGTCCCGTCCGATTATAATTATGTATGATGACGCGACGAAGGGAGATTTCAAGTACGTAACTCCTGAAGCGAAAATCAAAGAAGTTCAGGACGCAATTGACAAAGCATACATCAGGACATTCTCGTTCTACGGGTTAAACGCCAGCGATTTCATTGCGTCAGGTGATGCACAGTCTGCTCAGGCAATAGTAGAGAGCAACGCGAAGGTTGAAGAGTATCGGTCAAATGTTAGACAGGTGCTAATCCCACAATTGCTCAGACTTCTTGAGGTAATGCGCATTGTCTGGAACACACATCACGGGGTAGATGAACAAATTACTGATGCGGGCGTGACTATCAAGATACAGCAAAGCCGTGTTTCGTATCAATCTATTGACGACCAAATAGCCGACATAGACTGGCAGGTGGGAAACGGATATATGAGCCATACTGATGCAATGCTTCTGCTCAATGATGATTTGACAGCAGCAGAAGCTAAGGTGATGCGCGAACAGAATTTGAAGGATAACGGGATAACAAACCCGGCAACGAATGTAGTGGTAAATGAAGCAACAGGAAGTATTAATCAATAGGAGATTGACCGATGGCGGATACCAAGGAAAATCAAAACAAGGAAGTAAGCGCGGATGCGCAAGCGAGCAAAGCGGATGCCAGCTCAGAACAAAAGCAGTACAGTGAGGAACACGTCAAAACTCTAATCAAAGAACGTGACGAAGCAAAGAAGAAGTTGCGAGAAGTTGAAAAGGCACAAGAAGAGGCTACACAGAAAATTGAGGCTGAAAAAGCCCAAGCTTCTGGAGATTATTCCAAACTTGTAGAGGCAATGCAAAGAAAGGAACAGTCTTGGAAGAAGCGTGTAGCAGAAACGGTACTAACATCAGTAGCGAGCGAATATCAGCTCATGGATATGGACGATATTAAATTGCTGGATGTCGCCGTTGATGTAGATGATGATTTTGAAGTAAAGAATCTGGACGATGTAAAGAAAGCGTTCACAGACTTCAAAGCGAAAAAGCCCTACAAATTCAAGACTTCTGATGGTAAACAAGTTCCTCCCACAGACAACACACCATTCACACCACCGGGCTCAGGCACTTCTATAACGCTTGAAGACATTGGGAAAATGAATAGGGAAGATTTTATCAAGAACCAAAAAGCAGTTGAAGCATTGGTTCGCAAAATATAATAGGAGTAAATGAAACATGGCATCAACAAATGATATTCTCAAAATAGTATGGTCACCGCGATTCCTGTACAATTTGGACGCACGAATGGTATTCGGTTCTGTTGCAAATCGTAATTACCAAGGTGACGCTGGAAATGCAGCATCAGTAAGAATAAATCAAATCGGCTCCGTCACTGTTAGTGATTATGCCGGTTCAATCTCAACGGAGAACGTATCTACAGGTTCCGTTGATTTAGCTATCAACCAGAAGAAATATTTTTCGTTCTTCGTTGATGATGTAGAAAAATCACAGACGGATTTAGCTTACGTTGACCAGGCAATGCAACGTGCAGCTTTCGGAACTGCAAAAGCTGTTGACGCTTACATCATGTCAGCATCGGCACTTTATGGAGTGTCCGGTTCAGCAACGGGTTTAAAAGCATCAGCGTTTATCCCGACAGGTTCAACTTCATCGTACAATCTACTTGTAGACGTTGGCGTAAAATTGGACGAGCAAAACGTTCCCGAAGCAGGTAGGTTCTGCGTAGTTCCACCGTGGTTTGTCGGCTATTTGGTCAAAGACAGCAGAATTCTCACACAGAATCCGGTTGTTCAGGCAAATGGTCTTGTTTCCGGCGTAACGATTAACGGAATGCAGGTCTATAAGAGCAACCAAGTTCAGCACAATAGCAATTTGTGGTCAATTGTTGCTGGGACAAGTCAAGCCGTCGCATTCGCAGGCGGTCTGAATCTCATAGAATCATTGCGTTCAAGCACCGCATTTGGTGATAACGTAAGAGGTCTTTACACATTCGGCGCAAGGACAATTCAGCCAAGCGGATTGTTCGTAAGCTGGATTTCACAGTCATAAGTAAGTAAATAGTTCTATCATCTTCACTCAATCAAGTGGTGGCGGAGAAATCCGCCACCGCTCATTTTTGTGAGGGTATAGGAGAGTAGCAATGGCATTAGCAAAAAATGTGCTGTCATTCAGGACGATTTTCCAAAAGTATGGGCGATTGTTCGTACAAGAGTTTCAGCGCAACATTCTAAGTCAGAAGGGAATTGATGGAGCAGGGTTTGTCCCGTCTAAGGGCTCTGTAACCAAAGTCAACTACGGTAAGAAAGGCAAAACTCGTGGACAAGTGACCTCTAAATCAGGAACACATCCGCGTTTGCTCGTTACAGGAAAAACCGAACAAAACGCTTACCAATATCGTGCTGATGATACGAGTTTAACGTTATATGTAAACGAAGGTCAACATGACAAACGTGCCAGCTATAGTGATATTATCTATTATAACAACAAACCTACGTCAGAGAATCCGAAATCACCGTTGGTGTTTCCTACAAGTGAACCGGAAATGGCGATGACGGAAACGATGCAAACTTTTATCGGAGAAATTGAAAAGGAAGCCGAGGAGTTCTTTTCACAGTATAATGTAAACCTCACGACGGTAATAAATGTTGGAGCGAAATAATGGCGTTATTGAATTTTGTACAGGACGATGACCTCAAAAAGTTGTATCCGAGTTTGACAAACCAACTTTGGAGCACGCAGACGGATTTCAGTCCGCAGATAAGCAAAGCATTTGATATTCTCTTAGATGACTTACACAACATGCAGATTAAGCCAGAGCGTGTAATGATACCTGTAGATTTGAGGAATGATTCCGATAACAAGAATCTACCGGCACAATATGCAACGAACGTTTCTGTTGTTACAGGTTCAGCGTTTCCGTGTTACTACGAGCGCAGAGTTGTCGCCAGTGTTCAAACCATTAACGGGTCATGGATTTTATTTGTAGATGGAAATAGTTCAGTGACTATACCGAGTGCTACAGATACAGGATGGGAGAACGCAACAATAGTTCCTATTTCAGCTTCATATGCGAACAGCCGAGTAACTACGGTCGTGGATAGAACATATAATTGGATGCGATATAGATTATCACCCGTAACAAGTGGAAGTATTTGTGCATCAGTGGTGGCCTATACGACCATCTTTGATGATTGCATTGTCTACAAGGCGTTATCTCTAATATTCAGAGCGTTTGCACAGAAATTCAATAATGCGGACGATAATTGGTATGGACAGTGGCAGTCAGTTGAAGAAGATTACAAAAACGCTCTCATGTCTGCAAAATTTGTGTATGACAGTAATCAGGACGGTGTTGTAGATACGGACGAAACGGATACAAAGATGTGGGATATACGACTTGTGAGGTAGCAGTATGGCAGCATTTGAGGAAATGGTGAAGACATCTTTGGTTGCCGAGAACAACAAGAAGTTGCAGGAAGCAATACAAGAAGCCCAAAATGGTGAGATGGAGCCGGTTGATTCCGAGGCGATTGAAGAAATGGGATATAACCCATCTCTGAAAATAGCGACAGTGACATTTACAGACGGTTCCGGGTATGAGTATTTTGGGGTAAGTCCAGAAATCTATCAAGCGTGGAGTGAAGCAAGTTCTATAGGGCAATATTTCAATTTTGTGATACGTTCAGGTTTTTACCCTTACGTGAGGATTTAGTAGCATGGCAATTTGGAATGACATTGTTAGCAATTATGAGACATTCATGGAGTCCGGCATCTCAGGTAGTACACATAACGAGTTCCGTGAAATACACGACCTGTTGGATTTGAAGATAGCTCCAACAAGTTTGTTTAACGGTTCGTATGTAGTGCAGTATAACGGTATCGGCGCGGCAAATATAGACGTGAACGCTGTAGAATCGGAGTTTCAGTACAATGTCCGGCTGCAAATAGGTTTTGAATTGAACGCACACGACAATCGCACTTCATACACACAAGCGGTAGAAGATATTGAAACGATTGTGAGAATGAGATTATCAACAGACAGCTACGACAGTGTTTTGGGACGAGTAGAACTACAACAAGCGTCGCCTTTAGTTTTTAATATAAATAGTGATAACGGAGTTTTTGGAGTTGCAAATCTGGACTTCCGTGTTTTTTGTATAGAATAATTTAAGGAGTAAATCATCATGGCATATTATTACCAACGAAACCACTCGTTTAAAATCGGGATGGAAACAAATTATGGTGACGGTGGCAGTTCCTTCTCCTACTTACCAGTAGTCATTTCGGATGCAATTCCTGAAAATGATTTTGATACAACAGAAGATGAAACATTTACCGGCACTGCTGGAAGAAACACAGCATTAAAATCGGGTGCAAGGCAGTCAATCACCGTTAAAGGATTTTTGAAAGGCTCTGGAACCGCATCGCAAGTTCCCGAGTTAGGCAAACTGTTCAGGCTAAATCAAATGAGCGAAACAAATAGTAGCAATACGATTTATTCGCCTGCTGACGGTACAGTATCATCTTCATGCGCGATTGTAAACTTGGATGGAATTCAATACGTGATTTCCGGTGCGCGTGGTGAATCACTTAAAATAGAATTTGAGAAAATGAAGTACCCAACCTTTGAGTGCAAACTTCAGGGATTGTGGACATTACCGAGCGTAGTGGCATTTGCTGCTCCAACATTCACAGATAGTGCAATGAAACCGCAAATCGTTCAAAACTTAGGAATGACAATCGGTGGTAATACCTTTGTCATTGAGAAGTTGACCTTAAACCTGAAGAGTAAGTTGGAAACTGAAGGAAGTTTAAACGCAACTAACACTCAAGGCGTCAACGAAATCGCGTTTTTGTCGCGTGAGTACGACGGAACAATCGTTCTGAAACGAGATGCGAATAGCGATATAGAATATTTCAGCGCGTTAGTTGGTGCTACTGAATTAGCAGTTGCCAGTACAGGTTTCGGCCCGGCAGGCAACAAAATATCCGTATCTTGGTCGGCTTTCCAGGTAGATAAGGTAACTCCACTCTTTGTGGCAGGTCAACAATACTACACGGTGGACTTCCGCATCAATAAATCCGATACAAGAGCGCACGAGTTGTCTATAACGTTTGCATAATAGGAGAATAGTATGAGAAGCATTTTTAACCCGTCTGCTACAAAACGTATTACTTGTCCTTTTGATACAGATGAAACAAAAAGTGTGTTCGTAATTTCTTTGGGACTTCCTGTTTCTGTGCGTCAACGAATCAAGGACGATTATGCGGAGTACGTATATGAACCACAAGATGGTGTTGTAAAAACATCTGTGAAATATCAGTATACAGAACGCAACAACGAGATTGTGAAATACGGTCTGAAAGGGTTGGAGAATTTCTTTGATGTGAACGGAAATCCTGTTGTCCTGAACATCAAGAACGGTGTAATTTCTGAGGAAACATTACAGGCTTTGGATGTCCCATTGAAAGATTCTAAGTATGAATCCTTAATAGACTGGCTCGCAGGTGAAATCTGGTTTGTCAACACAACGACGGAATCAGAACTAAAAAACTGAGAATCGCTACAGAGTGCGCATGTTCGGACATTGTAGCGATGTTAGAAAGTACGAACACACCGTATGTTGATGAAACTGGAAAGGAATATTCTATAGATGATTTGAAGGAATTATCCGCTGAACACGCCGACCTAATCCGCCTCTCCAATCTGATAGAATCCGGTATAGTGACCATACCAATTTCCGATTATTACCAACAGCCCGCAAAAGTTATGGATATGCTACAGCTATTTCGTGCATACAAGTTTGAGATACAGGAAAAACAAAAGAAATTATAGTGAGAAAATGAATTGCCTAACACGACACATACATATCAATTTAGAGTGGAAGGTTCCGACCAAGTACAACAAGGCATTCAGCAAACCAACCAAGCCTTCACACAAAATGATTCCATCGTAGGAAAACTCACCAACACTTACAAGATACATCGCGGTGAACAACGCATGATTTCTTTCTATCAGCGTGATATGGCCGCCGCAATTGGCGGTACTATGGTCGCTATGTCCTTATTTGACGGTATGCAACAAAGAAGTACCGGAACTACGAAAGCCGTTACGAGCACGTTAAAAGAAACCCTGATGACTTTTATGGGATTAAATTTGGCACTTGCAGCCGTGCCCTATGGTTCAGCGATTGCGGGAACTGTCGCTCTTGGTGCAGCATTAGTCACTCTACGTGATTCGCTCAACGAGGAAAGTCTAAAATATGCAAAAGCATTTATTGATGTTTTTAAGGGCGCAACTGGAGCGGATTTATTCCAAATGTCAAAAGACATATCTCCCGGTGTTCAGAAAGCCGCTGAGGCGAGCGCTGAACTGAAGAACAACGTTGCTGCTGCTCAAGCGTATTCAACCGCTATGAACGGTTCAGGTTTACTTATAGCTGCTACCATAGACAAAATGGGAATTGGAGCAAAATACTTACTCACAACTGATGAAGCTATTGTTAAGAAGTTAAACGAAGAAGCGAAGGAACGCAAGGAACTTGATGCGCGAGAAAATGAAGGAATCAAATATCTCACAGATTCTAAGGATATGCTTCAGGAAGAAACTGGTTGGATGATGAAGTACAAAAAGATTGCGGATGATGTTCTCGCACCTACTGCTCAGCGTATAGATTCAACCAATAAAGTTGCTGACTATCAGGCAATGATTTCCAATCAAATGGAAACCCAGTATGACAAACAAGTACGCATAAACAAAGTAACTGAAGAGCACGCGTCCAAAGTGGCAGAACTCAATAATATTATTTCGCACGGTGTAACCGCATTAGCGCTTGCTAAAGAACAAGACCCATATAAAGACACTGATATAGAATTGGCGGCAACGAAAGCCGCGAACGACCGCAAGACAGAATTAGCAGTGCAACAATTACAGGATGAACTTGCAGCGAAGAAGGCACACAACCGTTTGAAGACAGGAGAAGAAACTGATTATCTACAGAAGATTAAAGACCTACACACAAACAATAGGGCGTCGGATGTAACAGCTGAATATGAAGCTGAGGCAAAGAAGTTGGAATTACACCGTCAATATTTGGACACTATGCGCTCTATGGAAGCAGGTTATCAGATTTCTGTACAAGGGTTGGACGAACAGTCCGCATTGTTCTTTGCCAAAGATGAAGAAGAGAAATTACAGATTGAGCGTGACTATGAAAACAAGTCTATTGAAATACAGCGTCAAGCGGATTTAGCAAACGCTGGCGACAATCCTGATAAGATAAACGAAATCAATACAAAGACGAACAATCAACGAGCCCTGAATGACCAGAAGTACGTCCAAAAACAGAAAGAATTTGCTAATCAAACATGGAAAGTCTGGCAGAATGCCTATGATATTATATCGTTGACGGGTGTTAATGTATCCCATATGCTGGTTTCAGATATGAGTTCCGGCATCAATCAAATGGTAACGGATATGGTTGAAGGTACGGGGAATATGGCGGAAGCATTTGGACAAATGGCCCTGAAAATAGTGGAAGACCTCATTACGATGATTATAGAAGCGGCGATTTTTGACGCACTTATGGCATGGTTGGCCCCCGGCGCGTCGGCTGCCGGTAGTGGCGCTATTTCTGCTGCATCCACAGGAATATCTTATGGAGGTTCGTTGTTTGGTCAATCTCCTCAAATACGACATAACGGTGGTATGATTACAAAAGCTCATTCAGGAATGTATATCACACCGGGTGGTAAATTAGCATCCGATGAAGTCCCTATAATTGCGCAAACCGGAGAGATGATTTTATCCCGTTCACAGACAAAATCGTTGCAACGCGGTGGTGGTAGTAGTGGGGGAGACACATACAATATTTCCCCAATACTCAATTTGAAGGTCAATGATGCTAAGTCATTTAAAGAATATGTGAACCAAAAAGAAATTCAGAAAGCTCTAACTGACACAATCAAGGATGCAGTTAGAAAAGCTAAAGCGTAAGGAGAATTATTTTGACAATCGGGTCCATAAACTGTGGAGTAAGAAACGCAAATGTACAAGATGTGCCTAAGCGATATTTCACAGCAGGCATTAGCGCTGCTGGCGATGTGACCGTTTATGACTTCGGTAAGAAGTCACAAGACATAGTTTTGGAATGGAACATAATGTCAGGGACTACAAAGGATTCGCTGAAGAGTTATCTAATGGACACAATCAAACCGTTTGGAACGGTATCAGTAACCCCGGATACAAATGATGACCTGCAATGTGGCGCATCTGGTGCAACTAACCTTACCTTCATTGATTTTCAAGCTCAGTATCGTACCGGAACTGTGAACAAATGGCGCGTTACCGTAACCGTGAGGAAATATAGCTAATGATTACACTTCCAGTATCATATAGTTTTGGAGCAACGAACAAATATACACTTTACTATTTTGTAAAGATGAATTTGGTGAAAAATGGCGCTCAACAAACACTCTATATTGGTTCGCGTCCCTCTGGCTCTGTCACAGTGAATTATAGTGGAAGTAGTGTTATCACCCAGACAAAATATTTTGGCGATGTAATAGAAAATGTTGGTGGTCAGAGTAGCATTAACGCTGTCGGTGAAATGGACTATCAAATCAACATACAAAACGGTGGTAGTGTCAGCTCGCGCAATGACACCTCATTGCTCTTGTTGAACCAAGCACGATTTGACCAAGATTACTACTACGATATTGAAAATCAGCCAATAGAAGTTTGGGTTGGCTTTATGCCTCCAAGTGGAACTTTGCATGTTGATACAGATATGATTTGCCGCTATAAGGGCAACACCAATAATGTTGGTGAGAGGGACTACGAACGATTTTTGATACCGTGCATTGACAGACGAAATAGTGACACAAAGGTAATTCCATCAACGAAGATTACGAAAGAGTCCTATCCGAATGCTCCAGATGAAAATGTAGGGAAAGTCATTCCAATTGTATTCGGGAATTTCTACAGTCAGGGTGGAGATAACACTGCACTTTCTGGATGGCGTGATGCTATACCAGCATATGAAATAGACAAACACACGAAATTATTTGTTGTCGCAGACCATACTTTGTCAAACACGAATTTTTCTACCATCTACAAGAATAGTGACATGGATGGTATAATTTCGTCTCCTGTAAATAAGATGGTGTCTGCTACTCCATACACAATTCAATTAACGCAAGGCGGCACACCAGGCGGAAGCATTTATGCTGACTTCTACATTACACCGACACTATTAGGGAGTTATGCTACAACGCCATTCGGGTATACAGAATTCGGTTGGACAGCATCATGCGACGGAAACCCTACAACGTATTTCCAAATGTCACAGAATCAGACGCTTTACTTTGCATTTGACCAGAAGAATGCTCCGGGAGTTCCCATCGCGTATGGTTCAATTTTAGGATTAGGATACCCGTCAAACCCAGCAGATTTCAATATATATGTGAACAATACAACCAGAACTGGAGGAACTTATCCAACAATTCATGTCTACAAGAGAACACGAACAATTGACGGAACGGCTACTGATACCACAGTTTCGGGAATTACAGCGGATGCGGAAGTTGATGCTTGGTATTTTCAGGGACACGCCAATCTAAATCCATTTTCAAGTTGGGATGATTTATGGGGAACAGAGATTGGTATTGTGACTAATACCGGGGTAACAATGAAATTGTATGATGTTTACGTCCAAGTGCGAAGTCAGTTGGCAAGTTTAGGCAGTGTCGTACAGGTTGGACGGTCATTACCGTCAACTACAAGAACTACAGGAAATGTTCGGCATGATGTGACAGCTAAGACAGTAGGGGAAGTAACTGATAACGTGGGTACTTCACTATTTGCTGCGACTTGCGGCGCACCGATGACAACAGCTCTAACAGCCGGGCGAAGTAACGGTTATTCAACCGATAATTACGTTGATAATCCGGCATACGCGATTGAATGGTTGTTAAGAAATAAACTTGGCAAGACAAGTGATGACATTCTTACAGCAAGCTTTGATGCAGTAGGGAACAAGACAACAGGCGCAAGAGCAGGTTGGAAAATTGCGACGGTTCTGACTGAACAGAAGGATACGTTTGACCACATCAACGATATTTGTTATGAGTTTGGTCTGATATGTCTACCAACAGCCAATGGTAAGTACAAACTTATACCGATGGATTCGGGAAGTGCTGTCTATACCGTATCAGGTAGTGATTTCCTCTTTAAGGATATTCCACAGATTTCACCTATGGCAACACCTTTTGAGAATGTCTATAACAGCTTCAATTTCAAATACCGTACTGACTACTTTGATAATACAGCGAAATCATTGCGCTACTTGGCAGACAACAACGGTGATAATATATTGGAATCCAATTTGACGGGTTCTTATACACCGCTACGAGGTTCAACATATTTAGATTGGTTGAACGAAAGCAGAACAAAGTACAGAACAACAAATGTATTGGACTTAACGCTGAATATGGTCAGGGATGATACCACAGCAGAGAAAGTCATAAGAAAGTTTGCAGACTGGTCAGCGTTTCAGCGCATCATTGTCAGAATGAGTTTAGTAAATAATCTTAACACAGTGAAACTGGAAGTAGGTGACATAATCAAGATAAATTCGGACACAATCGGTGATGCACACAGCAATGTAACAGGATTTATCATCACACGGGTAAATTACCCGGCGTTGCAGTTGACAGAAGACAAGGACGCTGTAACAAATTATATCATCATAGACGCAGAAGAAATTCCAAACGTTAACACGGCAAGTCCAGTTGTTACAGCACAATTTATCAGTTCGGAGGATTTAGCGGCATAATGGCTACACGAAAACTAAATAGAGTTGTTTTGCAGACAATCACGGGACAATTGTATCCGCAGACGGGATTATCAGTAGCGTTGTACACAGACGATATTGTACCGCAGTTGGTAGCCATTGCAAGCGAAAACCCTGCTGGCAGCGGCAATTACGAAGTCTCCTGGACAACGTTGTTGAAATATGGATACTGGTACGTTGGCGTAACAAAAAAGGATAACTGGGGAAGATTGTGGCTTGGAGATTTGAACAATATTGATGGTTTAGGCGTAGGCCAAACAGCTACTGCTGCTGGAACTGTGAACACGGTAAACGATGTGATAGTCTCAGATGATTTGTTTGTCTCTGGTAATTCAGTCTTTTCAAGTTCTATTTCTGTATATGCAACAGATGCAGTACCATCTAATTTTATCTACCCAGCACATGGACCAGGTTGGTCTTTCCTGAGCAATAACAACTCACTGAGAAGCGGTATTGTTATAGGTCGTGCTTCAACAGATGCAACGCTTGGAGTAGCTGAAACAACAAACAGATTCTTTCTGAATTCTGTTGGAGGTGCATTATGCATAAATGATGCATCTGGTATTCTACTTGGGAGTGGAAGTGGCATAGCTGCTGTAACAATCAAGAACAACAACATTGGCATCGGCAAAGACCCAACAAGTGATTTTGATGTAAGTGGAAGTTCAGTTTTTAGTGGTTCGCTCACTACTACAGGCAATGCAGCATTTTTAGGTAATACAACAGTTGGCAAATCTTCGGCAAACGCACCGCTTGACGTGAACGGAAATACAATCATTAGTGGAAGTCTTATCACTTCAGGGAATGTGACTGTAAATAATGGTAATGTGATTTCTGTAGGTAATAATCCTTTCAATCTTGCAGGTCGGGAAGGTATCTGTTATCTCGGTGATACAAATAATTATATCAAGGCAATTTATGGCGGCAATATAATAGTTCATGCAGCCGGAATGACGAATGGAATTCAATTCGCTCAAAATCATGATTGGTTGGGCGTTGGAAAGAGTCCCACCACAGCTCTTGATGTATATGGTAGTTCACTACTCAACGGTTCGCTAATAGTTTCAGGTACTACAATAATTTCGGGAACACTTGATGTTACACAGAATATAATTCCAAGTGGTACTATACAATCAACAAATTTCAACAATTCATCTGACCCATTATTAGGATATCGTCTTTCTACTTGGGATACCGATGGTGTTACACCTTCAGGACTTTTAGAAATAAATACCGTAAAAGCTGAGAATATGCATGTGAAAACATTTACTGCTGATATTCAGCGTGCTGATAACGGTGCAGTAATTGTATGTAATTCGGTAGTAGAAATGACAGGTAGCTCTACATTACCTCCGGGTGCAGGTTCAACATTCAGTTTTACGGTAAAAAGTTTTCAAGGTATGCCTAACACATTAGTATTTTCTAAAAACGATTATATCCGAGTTCCAACATTTGCAAGAAATTCAGGAAGTATAGATGTAACAAATGACAAATGGTTCCAGATAAATTCTGCTACACCTACTTTTGATAGTAGTGGTAAAATGCAAACTTGGCAGGGTAAAACAATAGCCGGTTATACTGGTGGCACAATCAATGACGGACAACTTTTACTTGATTAT